ATCAGTTGTTGTAGCTCCTGTAACATTTCCTGAAGAATCTATTTGTCCTAATGCAATTGTAAAACCATTTACATTATTTAAATCACTTACATTATCAAATGTAGGTATGTTTGCAAACTGTTGCAAATTGTAAGCATCAGCTCCACCTGTTCCTGCAGTTGTTACTTCTGGTGCTCCTCTTAGTCTTACAACATCTCCTGCTTTTCTTTGATGATCTTCTGAGTAAACATTTACATAAGTTGTTCCACTATGAATAATACTTGTAAACGGATTGTTGTTTAATAAAATTAAAACAGCTGTAGATGATCTTTGTGGTCTTGGATTGTATAAAGCTTGTGGATCTGAACCTACAGGTTTTGGAGAAAGCTGTGGTTGTTTTGCTTCAAACTCTGAGTAATGAACTAATGAACCATTCCATTCTCTAACCATTTCAGAATATGGAAATCTCATTCCTGATCTATCAGAAATTGCTAAAGCATTTTTTCCTCGTGCGTAACCACCCATTATACACCATCCCCATAAAATGTTTGTGGTGATATGAAACTAGATGTACCTTGATTGTCTGCATCAAGTGCTCTTAACATTTCACTTTCATAAGTTCTTTCTAATGATTGTGTTCTTTCAGGATCAAATTTTAAACTTAAGTAATAAGCAAGACCTGACATCATGCATGGATAAAATCTATTTACAACATCTGCTGTATTTGTATATGCACCTGCATCTTGAATTCTTGCCATATAATAAAAACAAAATTGAAAACTACTTGGTGTAGTTGTACTGGATATACTTGAACTCGGTGTTGCATATAAAAATATACTTGGGTTTAATTTTCTTTGTGCATAGTATTGTGAAGGTGTACCTTGTGTTAATTTATTAGGTGTTTGTGAATATTGTGATCTATCTATTTTTGTAAGTGCAACATCTTGTGGTGCAGTTGGAGTAGAATTATTTCTATAGTAAGCTTCTAATACTTCATCTAAATCATTTGGGAAGTTAACTGAGTCTGTTGCAAAACTATATTCTGCTTGACCTTGAACTAAAGGTATTTTAGCTAATTTTATTTTCCATAAATGAATTCCTCTATTGGCCCATTCTGAAAACATAATATTTAATGATCTTCTTGCGGATCTCAATTGATAACCTGTTCTAGTTCCTCTCATATTTGTTCTTTCAAAAGCTTCTTCAATAATTTCATCCATAGATGGATTAAAAAATGTTTCACCTGAAGTTGGAGGAGTTGTAAGGGCAGTATTACCCATACCGGAATGATTAGAACAATAATAAAATAAAACCGGAGCGCCTACAGTTTGTACTGGAGCGACAACAATTTGAGTATAGGCACCAGCATTTCCTGGAGTTCCAGAAGTTGTTATACCTGTAGTATATGCTACTCCTGCACCACCACCTGGCGCTGTTCCCCAAGTTCCGTTTGCTGTTGCTGAAAATCTTAAAGGATGTCCGCCACCACCTGCATTTGTAGAATCTGATTGATCAAAAATGTAAGTATTGCCTTCTTGCAATTCTAGAACCGGACTAACTTCTCCGTTAATATAGAACTTATTTGCATTAGCACTATACTGGTTCGTTCCAGTTGCAACCGTAACTGTATAAGTAATAGTCGCCATGTGTAAACCTTATCCGCCAGTTATTGTTACTGTAACACTTCCACCTGAACCTGCTAAGTTATATACAATTCCTTCATCAAAAAGAATTCCAGAACCTGGTACATAAACTTCTAGTCCTTCTGTTCCAAAATTATAAGTAGCTACTAAATTACCTGCTGCAGCTGCTCCGGGTGTTGCTACGTTATATAAAAGTAATGTAGAACTTGCTATTCCTTTTGCTTGAATAGAAGTAATTCTAGCTCTACCTGCTCTTGCTAAAGTATCAGCTCCAATTGTAGCTAAGTTTAAGGTTGTTTGGTCGCTTGAAAATGATCCGCCGCCTGACATATTTTTCTCCTGTTAAATTGTGTGTGGGCCGAAGCCCACACTTAATTAGTTAATTATGCTGATTCAGCACCATCATCAATAACGTGATACCAAATATAACCTTCAGCAGAACCTGCGCCACCAGCACCTGATCCTGTGATTTGTATTTTAGCTTGATCTGTAGCACTAAAAATTGCACCAACTGATACGCCTTGTTTATTGTTAGCTGCACCACTTGCACCTGGGAATGAAAACCCTGGAAAGTATGTTCCGATTGCAGCGTTAGTAGTTGCACCACCGTCTACTAAAGCATCAGGATCTAAAACTCCTGCGCCAGAAGATGGAACGTTTACTAAACCTAAATCAAAAGTATTAGCTGCGCCTGCATTTGTGCAAGTTACTTGTACTTTAGATATTAAAGCGTTTGCCGGTATTAAAACGTCTGTTAAGTTAGTTGAAGATTTTGTAGCACTTCTAACGCCCGCTGTTTGAAAATCAGCGATGTGAAATTGTGCACATACTTCCATAGAGCCAGCAACTGAACTTCTTTTGCCGTCTCCGTTTTCTCTTACATTTCCTGTAAATGTAGTATTTGCCATATTATATTCCTCCTAGAATACGTAAATATAATTACCTAGGGTATATCGCCTATACGCGTTTATATTTACTGTTTGTATTAATGTATAGTGTGCTTTTTATACAACACTTTTTAGTAGAGTGCAAGAGATCCTGTAGTGTGGAGAGTGTTTTCCAACGATGTAGCTTTTGATTAAGTAGCTACAGAAACTTGTGGAGCGACATCATCAATTTGATTTTGTCTATGTGCAATAGCTGCTTCTTCCAGCTTAATGTCAGTAATGACTCTTTTTACTTTGTCATCAATCTTAACCATCTCAAGAGTATATCTATTATTATCTAGATGCTCCTGTTGCCACTTCAACTCCAAGGACCTTTTTTGTTTGTATAGGTCTTGTATCATCAATAACCTCCTCATAAGTTATTCGATTTATCTCGTTATTATAGTTGTTTCCGAGATACTCCCATTTTATACTCTTTTCTCCTAGCTTGTCAAGTATTGCTTTTTCAACACTTTCAGCCGTATCTTCATCATGTTCAATAGTAAATACTGCATGATGGTCGTAAGCCCAGATATTTATGAGAGTCTTTTTCATTTACACACCTTTATATGTAATAAAGGGGCCGTTTTAAGGCGGCCCCTAAAATATTAATTACTAAATGTCAGATCCGAATATGCCTCTTGGATCAGAGAATCCAAATACATATCTTTCTCTAGCTTTGTATCTAACGTTACCAGTATCAAAGTCGCCTTCCATAGAAGTTTTGATAGGTGATCTAACGAAATGTTTAAGACCATTAGGAACATCAGTTTTAATGAACCATTTTTTATTAGAAGTTAAGAAGTGGTTAACTGTGTAACCTTCAGGAATCATTCCCATATTCTTAACTGCATTAATGTCATTATCTGCAGTACCTGTTCTACCTTCAGACTTCATAAGTCTGTCAGCAGTAAATTGAAGTGCTGAAGGAATAATTAATTTCATTCCTCTAGACGCAATTTTTAGGCCTCTTTCATCAGTCATAGCTGCGATGTCAATCAAAGCTTGTTCTAATGAAGTTTCGTTTAAGTCAGAAGCAACTGCTAACTCATTACTGAAAGTTCCAGCAATAGTTGGGTGATTCGTAGCAAATAATGCTACTCCGTCACCACCAGCAAAGTTTGCATTGAAACCATTGTTCAATACAGCTGCTGCTTTAACTTGCTTAGTGTTTGCCATAGATCTTGCTAACGCTTTTGTATATCTAGACGCAAGTCTGTCATACAAGTTATCTTCGATAGCTTCTTCTGTGATTGCAAACGCTAATGCGATTGTTTCGTTAGTGTAACGTGCTGTGAAAGTTTCTTGTGCATCGTCGAACTGAACGCCTTGGCCTTCAGGTTTAACTGACGCATTTGCAAAACCAGATAACATTACTTCTTCTTCGAAAGCTCTGTCAGATGATTCTGTGTCAAAAATTTCAGCATGCTCGTTAGCATACGATTTGTACTCTAGTCCGAATAAAGCATTCAAACCAGGTTCTAGTTCTTTAACTAGTTGTGCTCTTGATATAGCCATAGTTTATTTCTCCTTATTCGCTATTAGTTGTACAATGCTGAGGCTGGTTGAATAACAACGACAACTTGAGCGCCTGCAGTTAGCAGATCGTCTTGTTCTTCGATGTTAGCATTTCTTACCATTCTAAACATTCCATTTGTTGCACTTGCGCCGTTAGTCGCTACTGAAAGAGTAATTCTAGACAGTCCGTCTATAGCGTCGCCATCAACTTCATCAATTGGGTTGAAGAAGTTTACACTATTAAGTAATGCTTGAGCTGCTGCGGCAGAGCCGGCAAGAGCTGCATTTAATCTAACAGTATATTCTTGTGCAGGGTTAGTATTTGCAAAAGCAGTGATATTATCACTACCTGTGTTGTAGTCTTTACTTGTTGTAACACCAGAAACAACTGAGTTTGCAAAAGTTGGTTTTCCAGTAGAGTCAATATAAAAAGCTCCGTTGAAAACACCAGCAATCAAACCAGTATTCGATGTGTTATTTGCCCAAGCTTTTCCACCTACGACTCCATCATCCATCGTTGCTTGCGCAGCGTTTTGTAGGAATCCTTGGTTACCTGCAGATTGTATATTTACAGGATCACCTTTGAAAGTAGATTTGCCAGGAGCAGTTTGGATTTGAAATTCAGACTGACCACCTGTAGCTGGAGTATTTCCAACTGTCATAGTCTGTCTAAAGCCAAAACCTTTTCTATCCGATTGTAGCATATGTTTTTTCCTTTATTGTGTACCTGCCCCGAGGGGCCTCCAGTACGGATTTATTTTATTTTTGTTGGACTTAGAAATTGCTAAATAACTATTTCTTTGTACCACCAAAAGTTACACGAGTTTGCCTTTCACTATTGATTGGCATACTTGGGTGCTGGTCCTTCAAAAGATCGTTGTTGATAGCATCATCTTTGTCTTTAGTCTGCTGATCATAATAAGCTTCAATTTGCTTTGCGATCTCTTCTGGTATCTTAGCCAGCAATAAGCCTCCTACTCCGATAATTCCCGCATACTTACCTGTGGTTTCAGTTGGAAAATCTTGATCTGGATAATCTTCAGCTCTCACTAATTCATATCCTTCTCTTAAAGATGCTGCTACGTTTTTCGTATCGTTGAATCCCATAGTTTCAGCTCTTATCCATCTGTGTCTATACCCTGCAGGTGGTTCGGGTGCATCGAGTGATGAGGGTGGAGTCCAAGTTTTTGTAGCTGTTGTTTTAGCTCTTGTTTGACTCGCACGTGAGGTTTTTATATCTTCGTTTTTCATTTTATGCTCCTTCCGTGATTTTTAATTGTTTTGCATAATCTTCTAATGGCACGCCTAGTCTTTTAGCAATTGCTACCTGTGATGGCGAGAGTTTCACAGTTTTATTTTTGCGTCCAGTTGAGCTCGAACGTCTAGCTGATGCTACATTCTGAACAGGTTTTGTTCTTTCTGTAGTTGAACTGTCTATCTTATCAAACTTATGGGGAAATTCAAGTCTTATTCTTGAATCTACTTCTTCATAATATTCGTCAGATTGAGGATCATATCCTTCTTGTTCTACAAGCTTTTTATGTAGATCAAAGGCAGTATGAGTCATTGCTGAATCACTACCAAACCAAGTATTTTCTCTAGCCCAAGCTTCTGCTTTAGGGTCAGTTTGTTGTCTTCTTGGTGTAGGTGCTTGATATACAGGTTTTTCTTGTTTAGGAGCTTCTTCATTAAGTGTTTTTAATGCTCCTAATCTTGATGCATCTTGTGCAAGTTTAGCAATTTGTTCTTGTGCTGCAACTTGACCATCAACATCTCCTGCTTCAATAGATACTTTTAATGCTTGTCTTGCAGCATCCATATTTGTAGTAACTCTTGATTCAAACTCTTTTACGTAAGATTTGTCTAAGTTAGAAAGTTTAGATTCCATTCTATCTTTATCTAATTTAGCAGCTTGAGCAAATTGAACAGCTTCTTCTCTCTGTCTTTCTGCTTCTCTCATTTTACGAGTTAATTTAGCAATACGTTTTTGAACGCCATCACTATAATCTTGTAGCTCATCTTTATCTTCTGGTTTTTTAAGTTTAGTTTCTCTTTCGTTTTCAAAAGATTTATCTTCGGCAGGTACTTGTTCTACCTCAATAGTTTCTTCTACAACTTCCTCTTGTTTTACCGGTTCTCCTTTATCATCAAAATCAATATCAGCGCCGACAGTTTCGCCAACGTTTACTAATTCTTCAGATGCTTTTTTTGTTTCTTCTGGCATAGTTCCTTCCTATGTTAAATTAAATGAAGAATAGATTCTGGGTCTTTTACAGTTCCTAGAACTTCATCATCGTTAAGTAATCGCACTTCTCCACCTTCAATTGGTAATCTTGAACCCGCGTAACGTGCGAAGATAACCCAATCTCCTTTTTTGCACCAAGGTTCACCAAATTTATCTTTGTCCTTGTATGCTAAATCTCCCATCTTTAAAACATAACCACAAGTAGTTGCGATTCTTGCTTTGTCTAAAGATTCTTGAGAAAATAAAATTCCACCTTTTGTTTTTTCTTTTGGTGTAAAAGGTAAAACTAAAATTCTATAACCAACAGGTGTAGGTAGTTGATCTACCGTTTCTGTTCCTATGTTGTCTGGATGTAAAGGCTCTTTCGCCTCTCCTATATTTCTAGCTTCTTCTTTTTTTTCTTCTTCGTATTTTTCTTGAAGCGCTAGTTTAATTTTGGGTGCTTCTGTCTTTTCCGTTTCCGATGTCGATAACGTTTCCTTGCTCATCTTTTTGCTCCTTAGGTTTTAGCAGGTTAGAGATATCCTGTAGTGTTAATTGTATAGCGTGTGCTTGTCCTACTGCATAACGGTATTTCTCCATGTTGTCAACCCCGCCTGCTAGTATTGAATCACCTATATTTTGTAATCTTTCAGCTAAACTTTTTTGTAGTTTAGATATTATTGTCATGTCGTCCATTACTCTTCTCCTTTTTGTTCTCGAAAATCTTCTAGCACTTTAAGTTTTTCTTCAGCTGCTGCAATCTTTTCGAATTGTTTATCTACCTCATCAATATGTTGTGGATGTTCTCCAATACCTACTGAATTTTCTAAATATATTTTAACAGTTGCGTCTGCTTCTGCAATTTGAGCTTCGTATCTAGCCTCAAGAGCAGTTAGTATAGCTTCTTTCATTAACAATTCCACTTTCTAAGTGATTTAGATAATCTATCATCACCTGTATTATTACTAGGTTTTTGTCTTTTACGCATCCCGGTCATCCTCGCGCAGAAACTCTTTCTACGGTTAGCGGCCTTAGATCCTTTTTTTAATTTTGATGGTTTAGTTGTAACAGCAGTTTTTAATTTTGATCCTGGGTTAGCTGCTTTATAAGAGTCTACACCTTTTTGATTTAATCCACCTGATTCTGATTTACCTTCTTTACGCTGCCATGCAGCAGTCTTACCACCAGATTTAAAACCTGGAGCGTCGATCATTTTA